GGTGGAGGTGGAATAGAACCCGTCAGAGACGGCGGAGTCGATCCGGCAGTTGTAGAACGTGATCGTCCCTGGGTTTGTTCCAGTGACGATCAAGTCTCGCCCACCCGCATCTCCCGTGAAGCGGATGTTCTTTATGACGCGGTACATGGAGGAGAGTGTCAGCGCAAACAGATCGACGGCAGCACCAAGCGCGGCTGCACTGATCTCCCTCTGCGTGAGCGTGTTCTCGTATGTCACGCCACGGGCATCGGCTCCGACATATATGATTGGGCTAATCTCAGTCCCCAAGTTGGTGTCGATGTCCAACTGCGCCGCAGCCTCCCATGAGGCAGCCGTGTCCGGCCCATCGCAGATCCGCAGCTCCGAGCCCGCAGTGGACATCGTGTCGAATGAGTACTGCAACGTCGCCCACGCGCCGTCCGACGAGTCCACGTCACCCGTCGAGTCCGCCGTCAGCCCAGAGTCCGCGACTAGCGTGATCGAGTTGTTGTCCACCTTGGACGCGATCTCGTACAGCCCCGTCGCCACCCCACCAGCCGCGTTCAGCAGGTAGATCAGGTCGCCCGCCGTGAACGAGTAGCTCGTGAACGCACCGGCAAGCGTGAGCAGTCGCTCTGCCGCACCACCCGTGTGATCGTAGGTGGCGTTCACCAAGGCAAACCCGATGCGGTCCCTGCCGTTCGCCACCCCCGCCACAGAGTCAGAGGGTGCGGTCCCGCCAGCTATCGTCGAGGTGCCGACGAAGAAGACGTTTGTGAGTGCCATTTATCCAGCCACGGGGTTCCGTGCGTTCGAGTGCGCCTTCACCAGAGCTGCCAACGTGGCCGTGTCCGAGAGCGTCGTGTTCAGCCCGCCCAGCATCCCCGCCAGCGTCGTCAGGTCCGCCTTCGAGAGCTGCGTCCTCCCGTCCGCCTCGGACCCGTCAGCGATCATGTCGCCACCGGCGTTGCCCGAGACGGCAGGAAGAACCGTGTTCACGTACTGGATCGTCGCCGTGTCCAGCGCGTCCTTGATGCCGACGAGGTGGTCCGCGAGCACTCGGATGGTGCCGTTCACGAACGCGGTCACGTCGGGATTTGTGATGTCTGCCATGTCTGAACTTCGATCTTGTTAGAGTTACGGCGTCTCGGGCATCGTCACGGTAAGCGAAGTCACGGAAACAGTGGCTCCAGCGACGATCGAAACCGTGTTCAGGTTGAGATCTTCACCGGAAGTTCCGACAGACCCCTGAATGATGACGGTCCCGGATCCGTTGAGGATGCGGAAGAACGTAGCCGTGCCGGTCGCGTCAGCCGAGCTGTCGTCGGTGATCGCGTTGGCTGTAGCCGTCGCCCCTGGTGCTGCGTCCGCAGCGTTGCCGAATGCCGTCGCGCTCATCGTGAGCTGCGCAAGCAGTGTGTTGGCGCTCGCAAGCGCGGCGTCGGCGTCAGCCGGAACAGATCCAGCGTAGATCCGCAGAGACCCGGCCCCGCCGGTGTCCACAGCGTCAACGACGCCATCGCAAGCAACAATCGCTCGCGCGTTGGTGATGTAAAGAGTCATCTAACTATCTCCCATCTTTCAAGATGCGCCAATCGCTGACGCCATCGGACATGAGCCAGACGTTCTCGTCTGTCCCGTTCATCACGAAGGTGGCCGCGCCACCTACCGTGTCACTCAGGTTCGGCGTCACGGTGATCGTGTTGGCCGATGATGCCGACACCGCCCAGACCCACAACGTTCGCCCGTCGTTGGACGCCGCCGAGGGAAGGTCGATGACGCTCGCAGCCGCAGCCGTGTACTCGATGAACTCATCCCCGGCAGCAACGGTGTACGGGGTTGCATCAGTCGCCGTGCGGTCCATCCACAGGCGCTGGGTGAAGTTCGTGTTGAGCGCAGCCCGCGAGCTTCCGGCAAGTGAATCAGTAGCGTTCAAGCTGGTGATCGGGTCCATCGTTAGTTACTCCCAAGGATGAGCCAAGCAGCCCCGCTGTTGATGACGTTCAGGTATTTGTACTGAGAGCCGAGAGCTTGGGTCGCTGCACCGTCAATGGTCTCTGCCCCGCTGCCGTCGATGGTCACGGTGCCCGTGACTCCGACGTTCTTGAAGGACATCTGCTTGCCGGTTTCAACGCTTGCTATAGCAGGCAATGTAATCGTGAAGTCTCCGAACGAAGCATCTCCGGTGACGAGATGATCTGTGGCGAGGGCCTGGTACGTGGTGGTCTTGGCCGCGACGGGGACGATGTAGTCCGAGTCCTTGACCAGCGCCCCGTCAATCGTCACCCCGGAGGTGGCGGTGTACTCGTTGATCGTGTCCGTCGTGAGCGCCCCGTCCACCTGCACGGCGGCCTCGAAGATTTGCGAGCCCGTGAAGTTGATGGTGCCGTCTCGACGGATCAACTCCGCGTTCAGCGCGTCGATCGCGTCCTGGAAGTCCCAGTTGCGGTAGAAGATGTCGGTCATCAGGCCGTCGCCCCTGTCACCCGAGTTACCGTACCGAAGACACGGATCGTGTCAGTCACACTCGCGTATCCCTTGAGCACGAGGCTACTGCTCATCCTGAACCTATCCAACACCTTAACGGGCGCTTGCAATCGGTTGATGTTGAAAGGCCCCATGTCCTCAGTCCCAACCACCAACGTCAGCGTGCGGTTTGCAGCGCCGTCGTAGTTCACCGCCCACAAGGTCACATAGTCCGCGTCTGCTGCCGTTGCAGTAGCCGTGTGGATCGTGTCGGCACCACTCTCCGTAGTCCCGTCGATATTCACCATCGACAGGCCAGTCGTGTCCGTACCGGATAGGGGAAGTAAGGCGATGTCTTTTTGGATCTCGCTCAATTGAACAGCTCCGCGTATCCAAACCGGACTCCAGGCGGTTGCTCCCAGCGGGTAGCGGGCACGCGCTTGATGCGCGTAGCGAACCGCGATATGCGGACATCATAATCTGTGTTCGGACGGGTCACAACTAGACGATACTTGAACCCGATCCCGGTGTACACACCCGGCTCGTACGTCTTCCAGCCCGTCCAGGCAGTGTCCTTGTCTGGCTTCACCGAGATTTCGATGGTCACAGAACACGGCAACGTCTCACCCGAAATGGGCTGATCTATCGGCCCTTCCCACGTCATGCGCTGCATCAGGGGATCGCCCCACGCCCACGGCAACTCCTCCCACGCCACAGGATGGACCTGATACGCGACCGTATGCGCCTCGATGAACACCGGGTCAATGCGCATCTTGTCCATCATCGCTGTACTTGGCACAGCGCTCTCGTAGTACCCGGTCAGTCCAGACCCGGCAAACTCCAGCTCACCGTCCGAGTTGACTTGCAGGTCTGTTACCGCAGCACCGTATGCACCGCCGGTCCAATCATTCGCATAGTCCTCCCATGACTGCGATGCGTAAAACGCTTCCGCTGACGTTGCAAGCCCGCCGTGCGTTGTGAACTTCACCGGATTGAGCACAGCAACCAGCTCCTGAGCAACCGTTGAATAACGCCCGCTGGTCGTGCGCGAGCGCAGGTACAATGTCGGGTCGCTCACGCCAGCCTGATTTGCTGGCCCGCTGGCCCAGTTGCTCGTAGTGACCGATGATTGACCCGGCGGAGCGACAGCAACGACCTGCCCGAGCACCCACCCACCCCTGCGTATCTCGTGGAAGTTGTGCTCCTCGCCAGGAGCGATAGTCCATGAGTACGTTATGAGCCCGCCCTGCATCGTTGCAGCGAAGTTGGTCGGGCCGACCGGATAGGCTGAAATACCGTGAATCCCGGTACGCCCCTGCGCGCATCGCTCAGGGCCGCGCGTAACCCCCGAGTGCGAAATCGGCTGAACCGCCACCACAACAGCGTCTCCAATCTGGACGCCCGGTACCCGCAGCGAAGCACTCATCTCCGAACCGTGTACCTCAACCCCTCGCCTGAAGAGACCGGAATTGACGTTATCAATCTTCCACCACAGCGCGTAGCGCGCGGTACGGCTACGGTTGGTGGCATCCGCTGTCCAGGAAACCGTAACGGTCGCCTCTTCGGTTCCCTGCGCGCTACGCGGCGCGCTTTCAACAACACGAACGGTTCCGACGTTATCGGGGATGACCCGATCGACAGACATCGCCGGTTGGTTATTTACCGGTGGTTGCGCTGTCAAGCTACCGAAGTCGTCGTCATAAACGGCGGCGTCATATTCAACCCACTCCACCTCAACCGTGAAGTCTTCGTTGAGAGAAACCGCTGTGATATCGGCCGTGAATTCATCCCCGTCTTCGTAGAACAGGTACGGGTCGCCTTTTTGCGGGGTGAACGTAAACGCTGTGGATAGCGTGATTGTGGTCCCGCGCGTGTACGTTCCCGCAGCCGATGCGATCTGCGCTGTCTCGAAATCGCCAGTCTCCGCGTTCCGGACCCGCAGATAGTACGTAGTGGCAGCGGCCAGCACAACTTGCCGATCCAACGTCACGTCAAGATTGGTCGAAACAGAATCATCGAGGATACGCCCGCCAAGACCCCAATCCACGAGATCATGCGACAACCAGACGGTATCCCCAACCTCGAAGTGAATCTGATCTACGCTGGCCTTCCAGCGCCCCGCGCGCATAAGGAGGTAGTTGCTGTTGAGCAGGTACCGCGCGTGCCTGTGCGCTTGCGAGCGGCGCGTGACGCCAACTAGCATCAAGCTCTCGACACGAACCTCATCTAGGCTGGCCGCATTCTGGATCGAGGGATGCTCGTCGTATTCCGTGCTGCGGTCATAATCGAGGTCTTCGTCCAGGAACTCGACCGTGTAGGCGTTGATCGGATCACTGTTCGCGTACTGGATCTCGAAGCTACCTTCGATGATATTACCGATACCGACAAAGGCAACCGGAGTGCGCGCACGATTCAATCGGAAGCGAACTCTAGACCCCTCCAACACAGGAACCGCGCGCGCAGTTCCGGCTGTTTCAATGAGCTGATCCCATGCGGGTTTCGCTACCCGTAAATCAGCGTCGTATTGGAAGCGTTTTTCTGCGCCTTCTATGATGCCGGTTGGGGCCTCGGTTCCCAACCCTGTTCTGATGTATCCACCTGTTGCCGGTGACCACGGCGCACGCTCAGTATTTGCATCGAACTGATCATAATAGACAACAACCGTACTGGTCCAGCTTCTGGTAATTGATTTGATTTCCCAACCCGCTACGTTCGGGTAGTTCGTATCGAGGTAGATTGACGGATGCGCGCTATCGTCTATCTGCATCCCGCTCCAACGAACGGCCTCCCCCACCTTCCAATGCGTCGGGATTGAGCCGGTAGTTCCGAACGAGATCTCGATAGACCCTCTTAGTTCTCCTGTATGATCATCGAGCGTGGTTGGATCAAAATACATATCAATCCAACCATCTGTATCACCTCCAAGATCGCCTTGTGTCGGGTTGTCCCTGTTCGATTTGAAATCACCAAGATGGTCAGTGACGACTTCATCGCAGAAGTCCGCGAAGTCCTTGACCGACTGGACATCGACATCCTCTTGGGAATCAAAAAGCTGCCCCATCCCGAGCCGCTTATTGATGATCATATCCAAACAAGCCCACGCCGGGTTGCGCGTCCAAGCGTAGCCGTACGTCGGGTAGGTCGGATCAATCCCATCCCAATAGGGGCACTTGCGACCTTTGACTTTCGCCGTGATCTGCGGGATACCAGTCGATAGCTGCTCCGAGGCACGGACCATCAACGACATCCGAGCTTCGCCAGGGTAGCTGAAAGCCTCGTCCACGATTCCCGACACAGCTTCAAGTTCTACATCGTTTATGGTTCCGGTTTGAATCGAGAGGTAGTTGTCCCGCATGACTTGCACGCGGAACTTAGCGCGCAGCGGCGTCTCGTCCGAGAAGCCTTTGATGATCCAACCCTGCCCTTGCGTGTTGGAACCAGAACTTCCAAGAGTCGCATCATTACTGAAAGCGCCGAAGTCGTTTGTGGTCCCACCGCCAGCTACATTATCATCGAAGTGGTAACCGAAAACGACGTTCGTAAAATCCAACCACTCCAGCTTTGCCCTACGTCCGATGCCGTAGTTGTAATCCAAGGCGATCTGCTCGTGCGAGCGTTCGGCATGAATGACCCAACATTCATCCATGCGCCCGTCCATTGAATTACTCAGGGCCGGGTTGAGCCCGAAGTGCGTATCAACTGCCCATCGTGTCGGAGTCGAAGCTCCCGTCGGGAGCTTCAAATTGATGTTCTCAACCCATTCTTGCAGCAGCTCGCCGTTGCCGTAAATCCGCAAACGATCCTTGGTGGTACTGCCCGTACCATCTGGATCATTTTTGTAAGTGATAGCAAGGTGATACCTCTCGCCCTGCGTAATCGTGAATGTCGGCTCACCAATCCCCTGAGCATCATTGTTTAGATCAACGCCTTCGAACCACCTCTTGTACGGATCGAAAACCTCGAATACCGGTACCCACCGAGTGACCGTTTCGCCGGGGAACGGGGCATACGACATTTGAAGTACACGCACCCGCAATCCACCAACACTCAAATCAGCAACATCAAAAAGAGTGTTGACCGCAGCCCCGTCCGCAAGAGTATCAATCTCAAACCACGTCTCAAACGTGAATGAATCGAACACTGTATTGGACGGACCCCAAGCAGTCGGAACCGCTGGCTTTGTAGCGCTGGCCGCAACAACACAATCACTTACCACAGATCCATTCAAATCCAACGAGTACCCAAGCGTTACTCCATCATCCCATTCCGCAGGATCATAGAACGGGTACACAAAGTCTACTGAGAACGGCGACTCGCTGAGGTACACATTCCGACGTTCGGGCCACCGTACCCAACCGTCCGTCGCTGCCGCCCCGCCCGTCGTGATTGGATTGTTTGATGCGTCGAGTTCCTGATAACGAATCATGTGCCAGAAAGGCACAGCGACTTTGACGCCGTTGTTGGAGTTGATCTTGAGATAGCCCTGCGGCATACGGAACGTGATCCGTACAGCATCATAGGTATCAGCAGTCAGATCGAACGTGACTCCATACGTATCCCACGCCGCATCTTGAGTAAGAACCGAATCCCCAAGGGTGATAAGCGGGTGATCTATCTCAGCCGGATCTAAGTCGGCTTCAACTTGCAGCAGTTCGGTTCCAACATCATTGCGCGTCTCTAGGAACTGGAACCCGAGTTCGGCTTGCTGCTCCGCATTACCAAGGCGGACGTGAACCTCTACCTCATCTAGGTTCGCAGCGTTGTTTCCCTCAATCAGGATTCCGGTTGGCAGTCCACCAAAGAACCCCTCGGTTGACAACGGTTCATTCTTCGGAGTAGGAGTCGTGATATCACCGATGGCATAGATCGGTCCATCACCAAGCGAGAGCTGCGCGGCGTAGGTCGAGTGTCCAGAATGCCCGGCATCATTCTCGATGAACTCATTGATGAGCTGCCCGCCGGTCCGCATCTCACCGTAGATGACGCCGATCGGACGACCCTCGATGCGCTCGGTCCCGATACCCGAGAAGCTGTAGGTAGGTCCCTCTGGGGTAGGATCTGCCGCTTCTGGGATGGACGGCATGAGCCGTTTCAGAATGTTCGTCGAGAAGAAGACGAACAATCCTGACAGAACGACATCAGTAAGTGTGGCTGGTATCCCAAAGGCGAGGCCAGGTCCTTGCGGCACACGCCACACCTGCACCACGTCACCCGGTGCTGCGAAGCGCCCGGCAGGCGTCTCGACCCGCACACCGTTAAGCACGATCCCCAGCGCGGTCAGCTCAGGCGCGTCGGGAAACGCCTCGTGGATCGCCGCGTCTAGCGACTGATGCGCCCGCGCCTGCCCTGTGCGATGTCGCCAGGGCTCCAGCGGGTTCGGCGTGTATGCGAGACGGATCATCTAGGTGTTATCCTCCCGCAATCTGTATACACCAATGAGCCGAGAACCGCCCCACAAAAGACGCCGGGCTCCGCAAACGTGGACGCCATGCGCCCGATTGCTTGTGATAACCTCGCCGGGCGCGATCACGGTAGACAGGTGCAGCTCGCCGTTCGCGGCCTCAGTCAACACCACGTCGCCCAGCGTACGAAGTTGCATCTTACGGGACACGAGCTGCCAGGGGGTCTCGTAGGCTCCTGCGGCGGGTAGCGCCCAGGCCCCTCCAGGACGCCCTGGGAGAGCGCCTACGGGCACGCGGAGCCCCAGACGGTCTAGGACCAGCCTTACCAGCGCATCGCACGGCAGGGCCTCCCAGGGACGCCCTAGAAGGTCCCCCAGCGCAAGGAGGGAAACGCCCGCCCCGCGACCGCCGCGCCGCCCATGCGCCAAAGCAGCCTGTGCAGGGCCGGGGGCGGGCGAATTCGTGTGTTTCGTGGCAGTCATCTCAACTTCTAGTGATACCTGGGTGGCCTCCAAAACGAAGGGGGTGCTTCCGCTCCAAGCCGTGAGTCACTTCGCTGTCGCCAACCAGCGTGCATTTCTCAACCGTCTTGTTACACGTGATATAACCATTCGCGTCCGTGTCGTCTGCGCCGGTTGGTATGATATATCCGCAAAGATTGTCCCCAAATGAGAAACGGCAGCTTTGCGAAAGATAGCGCCAACGAGGGAATACCACAGATCCGATAGAAATAGGACGGAGTTCGAATGTCGCCGTTTCCTCATAGATCCCCACCCGCGCGACCTTCATTTTCCATTCGATCTTGGCGTTTGGATCACCAAGGGTATCTGCACGAACCAACATGATCCGTACTTGGCTTCCACGCATACCATCATGCGTATCAATCACCTTACCGACTTCGGTATCGACGTTCCCGACAGTGACAGCGATCGTCGGGATGTCCCCTTCTTTCGTTTGTTGGATCGCTCCGTGCGAGACTGATGCGGGGTAGTACACCAACGGTTCGCCTGCGGAGTTCACACCAAACTCGACCCGTTCCGAGTAGCTGGTCAGCCTGTACCTTGTAGCGGGACTGGTCGGCACCTCCAATTCATACAGCCAGATCCAGGACGATGCTTCGTGCAGCCGCCCCTGCGCTTCAATGATCTGGTCTGCTACGTCGCGCGCCATCTATACTCCCTGCGCCCCCGGTGTTACCGCGCTGATGATTGCGTTCATTTTGATCTCAAGCTGCTGCAACTGAGCGATGTAGGTAGTCGAGTCTCCCGCTGTAGCCGTTAGAGGACTGAGTTCCTGGAAATCATCAAGGGTCCCATCCGGATTGACGGCGTGGTACAGCTCGCGCAGCACGCCCTTACCTGCCTGCCCGTCCGTGCCACCGAGGAATTTGTGCATGACAAACGTACCATTGCGCTGCGCGTCGGTCGCTGCGGCTGGTGTCGTCATACCTGTAAGCGTCATTCGCACAACCAGATCGCGCGTCACGTCTAACTGCGTCCAACCGGCCGCCACTCCAGGCTCGTTGCCGACGTTTCCACCAGCATTAGACGACCAGTGGTAATGATTCCACGCGCACGTAGCTCCGGCTCCATAAGTCGTCGCGCTATTCCACGCCAAGACATTCGTATCTATATCAGACAGCGTACCGTTCGGATACCAATGATAAGTAAACGAGTGCGTCCTCGGATGCTGGGCATCCGATGTTTGATCAGCCATCAACCGAAAGAGACTCTGCCCGTCAGTCACCAAGGTATCAGGGTCGATCCCGAAGTACTCAGCAATCGTCGGGTAAAGATCAACCGAAATGTCGCAGAGCGCGGTGCTGGTCCTACCGCCGTTCTTGACCCCCGCTCCAGACATGATGACCTGCGAAGCGACACCGTAGTGGTATACCGCTGACTTGAACCGCGACTCATAGGTCGTTGGTGTTTGATCGTAAGTATTGAGCGTCGCCCAATTCGTGCCGAAGTTTTTGGTCGCGTTGCCCGAATATGTTGGGTTCAACGCACCATTCACGAAGGTCGGGTCTACTCCGTTGTCGGCGACGACGATGAAGGTCGTCTTCGCCAGCACGTCAGCGTCCATCTCGGAACGCAGCCGAGCGATCTCGGAATCAACCGCCTCCATCATCCCGAGCTGCCGCTTCCAGACCGTGACGAGGTTCAGGTCTTCCGTCGCTTCCGGTCCCATGTCCTTGTACTCGGAAGTGGTGATAAGGCTATACGGTGCCGAATCGAACGGTGAGTGCGCTAGAGTCAAGGGCAAGTAGAGGAACGCCCGTTTGCCTTCTGGAATAGCGTTCATGAACGAGACGGCTTCGTTGATGAAACGTGTCGTAGACCACAAGTTCGCGGCGTTAATATCTGTACCGGAGTTCGCGTTGGTGGCCCGTCCAGAACCGGGGCTCTGGATAGTCCCTGAGTTCGTCTCGGTGATCTCATCTCGATAACGGTAGAAGTAGTGTGAACCGTTACCAGGATTGGAAGTAGCCTGCCCCGCTCCTCCAGCATCGGGGATTGGATGGTTGTTGTGGTTGTTGACCATCACTACTCGACGGTCCCAATCACCAAGCCTACCGAGCGCCGATTCACTCGCTCTGTCGATGATTGTCCATTCCAAACCGGCGGGGGTACCTACAGCGTCCAACGAGAAGTGCATCTTCCCGATAAACCCAAGATGCACGTCAGGGTACACAGATGTGTCATTGAGCATATCGGCCAGCAACGACCCGCCCCAACCCGTGGGCGTGTAATCAACGAGGTTGCTGTTGTAGTTCGTCTCACCGAACTCGAACACCTCCAAAGGATCTACCGATCTATCAGCACGAACGATCGACCCGAGCCCGTGGTGGTGCGCGTAGGCTCCAGTCTGGATGCTCGCGCGCCCAGGAGAGCAAACCGCTGTATTCACAGCTCGCGTGAAGATCAGCCCCGCATCCGCCATCGCCTGTAAAGTCGGCGTGGCCGGGTAGAGATTCTGCGACGTGATATCCACATCCGTCGCAGCGGGAATTGTCGGATCATCGTTCGGGTTGTATCCCCAGATCGTCCGTTGGAACATCGATAGCGGGGGAGGATCGTCCAGCACGATCAAGACGAGGTGCTGTGCATCATCCCCCTGAACAAATGATCCGTGCAGCTCCTCCAGCTCAAAGTCGAAGTTGTAGATGGCGGGATTGATCAGCGCCGTCGCCATCGCGTCATCGACAAAGTGAACCGTGACTGACTCGCCTTCGTCGGTAGTCCACGCGAAAGGCGTCTCGACACCATGGGCGTTCCAGAATGTGAGTAGTGCGTTCCTGTCAACCAGTTCGATCGCCCGTGCCGTCAACCTCCATCGCCTGCGCTGGAACGGAGCCCGAGACGCCGTGTAGGTGTAGTCCGCTTCGAACTCATGTCTCAGAACGCGGAACTCCGAGGTCATCTCGACCGGCCAGTCGGCAGGAACCAGCAGCGTTCCAGTTCCTCCGTCCGCCTCATCAGCAATAGCAATACCTACTTGATCTTCCGGTAGCGTGGAATCGCCAGCCGATCCACCCACCTCAAAATCGTTGAAGATGATCTGGTCCGTGTCGTCACACAGGGCTGACGACATGTTGACGCCGAACCCTTCACCGAACCCGGATGTCACCCGGTTCGATGTTTCATCATAAACAGTTCCATCGCCTTGAACGGTGATTCCATCAATCGGCGGGGTTAGCTGATTGAATACTACCTGTACACCATCAATGTAGCATTTGATCCGCACGGCATTCTCTTCGCCGATCGGACCGGAGGCCACGTTAATGACCTCCATCTGCAACTCATACGTGACACCCTCAGTAATCGTCTCAGTCGTAACATTCCCGCCTATAGTAATTGCAGATGGCGACCCGTTGTGCCGCCGCTGCAACTGCACAATAACCGTGTCATCTGAATCGTCTCGCGCGACATTGAAGAGGTAGCCCCTCTTCATAGGCGTGTCTTTGACATAATCCGATCCAGATTCACGCAAGCACAGACGAGCAGTTCTGATCCCCGTTCCGACCTTTGTAGGCCATTGCACGTCGATCGAACGGTGCTGGTCCGTTGGACTCGTTGCAGGCCTCTGATGCCAAAAGAACGCCGTATAATTGAACTCGGTCCTGAGTTCATCCTTTTGGACGAACACCGTCCCAGCGGGTGAACTGTTGTAGTCCAACCACTTAGATGTCACTGTACCCGCGTTAGTCATACACGAATACAGGTCTCCGGTCCAACCACAAGCGAGCGAGTACCCCTCTCCAGGATAGTCGCCTGCGTTGTAGTTCCGCCCTTGAACCAACAACCCGTCACTCAGTTTAGTTCGTTCCCACTCATCCCTGAAGTAGAGCGTGCTACCAGCGTAGTTCTTGCATTGGAACCAGACGCAGCCGTGTGCGGCGAGTGATTCTGATGTGCCGACCGCATGCTGCTCACCGGTCGTGGCGAATGCAACCCGTCCGGCAGTTGTGATCTTCGACCCAGACGAGTCGGTGTACGCTAGAACGACCGCTTCGGATTCGTTGCCGATCTTCGCATAGCAGACGATCTCGACGTTGGTAGATGCATCATTAACTACCGACATCCGCAACTTGACATAACGACCATCCGAAATGTCAGCGTAAGCGCCTGGGGTGCTTTGCGCGAGCAGCGTAATCACACCGCTGATGCACCTCAGAAGGTAGTAGCGATAATTTCCAGTGGTTCCGTTGGGGCCGGTCGGATCTCCTTCTCCAGCGCCACGGACAAACCAATACCCGTCCGTGGCGTTCAGCGCTTCGAGTGCCTGGCTATCAGGGTTGGATATTGCACCCGAGATCCTTGCGCCGATTCCGATGTGCCGTACCGACCCATACAGAAAAGGCGGACCCTGCAAGATGACCTTGAACAACGCCGAAACATCTACAGCGCCCTGCACCAAGTTGCGGAACGTCCAACCGTAGAGGTTCGCGTCAACGCCGGTTGCAACAGCTACCTTGTTCTTCGCAGAGAAAGGACCTGCGTAGGCGCTGGCGTAGTCTCCATAGAAATGTCCCGAATACAAATGATCCGATGAACTCAGGCCTGCAAATAGGAGCGATGTTTCCCAATCAGTGACGCTCGCGTTATTCAGCCAAGCCCGCGTCCTGATGTAGCCTGTCGAGTGCGTACCGTACGTACCGGCTGCGCCTTGATCCCACAAATCATCTTGAGGCCAGACGTGGACCATCAAGCACCCCGAACGGCCTCGTTCAATGAATGGCTAGAACGGAGCGACAACGAAGCCGCGATCTGCTTCTCGATACGTTTCCACACACGCGGGTTGAGGATCGCCTCAGCGGTTCCTGACGGGTCGAGCGCCAGTACCTGTAGCGTGACGTTAGCTTGCACGGAAGGCCCTCCACCGCCCCCACCACCGCGCATGTCCACAGGGATCGAGCGTCCGTTTGGCAGCGGAACTACGGCCTCGTTGTACTGCCCCTCACCAATCATAGCGATGTGCGGTTTACGGACGATCGGACCACCGCCTGCGTACGGCACGAGCGGGCCAAAACCGCCAGGGACGTTCTGAAACCCTTTCGCACCTTTCGGACCGGGAAATCCAGGACTCACTCCAGGAATGCTACCGCTGCCGGGGAAGATCGCGTTGAGGAACGCTGACGCGATCTTGAGTGCGATGAGATCAGTGATGGCTCGCAGAATCGCGCGCGACAGATCCGCAAAGAAATCACGCAACGCGGCTTTGGCGCTCTTCGCACCGGTCGCAAGATCGTACAGCGCGTCGCTACCAGCTTGCTGAAAACCCCGGAAGGCTGCTTCAGCCAAATAAGCTCCGTTTGCGATGCTGTCTAAGGCATCTCTGCTGAGATCCTTCAACGCCGCGCCGAAGCCTTCCCAGAACCTACCGGACTTGGCTTCGTCACGCATCTTTTGAATCAACGTGACCTGCTCTGCGAGCGTAAGGTTGAGGAACTCAACAGACTGGATGGTTTTCTTGATCTGCTCTTCAATGTCTCTGTAGATCATTTCAACCGCTGAAATCGTGGAGAGGTCATACGCAAGCAACGCCTGCCCAACTAGAACTACTTTATCAGCGATTTGTGCGAGTGCAAGAGCCACGGGTCCGAGAACCGAGAACAGACCCCCAAAAACAGCCTTACCCGTTACACCAATATCTTTGAGAGCATTATTGAAAGCGATCGCATCGGCAGTGGGGCGCTCTAATAGCTGCCGCATTGACTTACTACCAAGACGACTCATGGTAGCCCACCACTCTTGCGACGCTTTTTCAAACCTCGCGTTTGCGGCATCTCCCAACTCTTTCACAAAGTCGTCCAACACCTTTTGCTGCGCTTTCACTACACTACTCACATCACCCATAGCCATCAGCTCCATAGCTTCTGCTATAGCATCATACTGAGCTTTAGCTTTCGGGGCATTGAGAGCTTCATAAAAACTGTTTACAGCATCACCAAGACCGATCCACGCTTCTTGAATTCGTTTAAGCGCTCCTGTAGCCGACACCTCTTGTTTATCATATGCATTCTTGATGTCTATAAGTGCTTGACGCTTTTCGCTCAATGCCTGCAGAAAGCCCCGCTCCTCTCTTTCTAACTCCTTCAGCTTGTTTTTCTCTGCTGTTACATCATAACCCAACGACGAATCAACAATGATCGTAGTTCTCAAAACCTTCATCTGCTCTTGTGCAGATTTCAGGAGATCATTAAGACCGTTCATCTCACGTTTGATTTTAGAAATACCGGGAAGCGATAAAACACCGCCAACCGTCTTCAGCATATTCAACGCATGAATCAGCTCAAGAACAGCGTTTGTTGCTTCCACAACGGTAAGAACAATAACCTTTCCGACTTCCTGGATAGCAGCACCCACCACATCAGCGGCTGCTGCTAACACGTCAACAAACGCTAAAGCAATCTTGCGTACCTTATCTTCTCCAACAGACTCGATAAAAGTTTGTATACCCCCAACAGCTTCGCCCATCTTCGTAATGAGCCGCCCGAACAAATCAGAAAGTGCTTCAACGGCAATCGACAATGATTTAGACAGCTTCTCAAAACCACCGGCGGCTTTTACAGCCGCATTGAACTTGACAAGAATCGTCTGTCCGAGCTGCAAGAACGTGATTCGAAGCGAGTTCAGTGTCCGTTGAGCGATGAATGCTGGGTCGCGTAGACGTTCCTTGAACGCCTTTTCAGTCGCGCCCATCGCTTCGTTCATGTGCTCGATGTTCTTTGCGAACGCTTCGGCACGAGTACCCGTCAGCGACAACACCGGGAGAATCGCGCGGATGTTCGGGAAGATGTCACCGAAAGCGTCGCGGTCTTTCTCCAGCGCCACGGCAAGCTGATCGAGCACTCCAGCGAATCCACGAGCTTTGATCGCACCCCGACCCATCGAGACGCCAAGCTCAGTGAGCTTTTCTTCGGCTTCTCGGCTAGGCCGCAGGATCGTGTTGAACACGTTACGAAGGCCGGTGACAGTCAGCTCAGTGTGAATACCGGCAGCGGTCAGTGTAGCAACGGCTGCGGCCAGCTCCTCAATCCTGATACCAAGCTCAGCCGCAAACGGGATGACGTGACCCATCGACTGCGCAAGCTCGGGGATCTTTGTGATACCCTTTTCAACCGTCTTGAAGAACACGTCCGAGAAGCGAGCCGCCTCACTGATCGGTCGGTTGTAAGCGTTGAGCGCGGAAGTCAAAAGCAGCACCGAGTCTTCAGTCGTTGCCAGACCAGCCACGCCGAGTTTCATCGCCGTGTTCAGGAAACCGATCGACTCCGTAGCGGCGTCAACACCAGCCGAGATCGACTGGTACAAACCAGCAGCAACCTTCGTCTCGTTCGCGCCAAACGCCCGAGCCAGCTTGAGCACGCCTTCACGTAGCGTATCCAATGAGATTGTTGTTTCATCAACAATGGTCCCAACCTCGGACATAGCCCGAGAGAACTTCGTTGCGTCTCGCGTTACCGTGATAAGGCCGCGTAGACCAAGGAACCCCGCCACAAGCCCAGCGATACCGGGCGTCAAGAGCCGCATGGTGCGGCCCAGCAGCGCGAACCCCTTGGTCATCAACCCGACGCTCTTCGTAGCCTTGCCAAGCCCGGTAGTTGTCGTCTTACCGAACGTGCGCACGCTAGTCCCCATCCGTTTCAACTCTTTAGTGATGGCGTCACGTACCATCACCTCAATCATGATTTGTGTTGAAACGGGGGGCATGATTTACCTACGCTTCGCTTTCGCCTCTGCGGCTCTAGCTTTGGCTTCCTGGACTCGTCGCTCTTCCGCGTCGATAGCTGAACGTTCAGCGCGGATCAGATCGAAAGCATCAATGAGTGGGGCAGCTTGATCCATCCAACCGCCAGGGTCGGGGAGGATCCCGTCTTCCATGTATGCAAACGCGCGCATCACTTCACCGACCCCCGAATAGTAGAAGGGCGGGCAACGGTGGAGCGGCTTGTGCCCTCCACCCTTGCAATCCTCGCAATCCGGATCGAAGCCCGAGCACCGAGGGCATGTGATATGAAAAACAGGGCTCGACGAGGGCTCATCGCACCCCCAAGCGCGACGCAGTTGTTCGGCCCCGCGCTTCATGCACGCCGGGCACTTCGCTGCAACGTCGCCGTGCGAGAGGTGCGTCGCCGCCCTTACTTTTCCACTTGTTCGACACTTAGCGTGGACCTCTCTAGAACCTCCATGCCGATTTCGATGATCCAAGCATCGTCGAACTGTTCCAGGCAATCCTCGGTCACCATGCCGTCCTTACGTATACAGGGCACCAACTGATCTCGGTCATCCTTAAGACCCTCCCAACCGACGATGCCATATCGGCACGCCAAGATGTAGCGCGTGCCGATAGCGGGAGTGATGTTCTGGTTTTGATCCATGCCGACAGCGTTCAGGATCTGCTGCCGGATATGGAGCGGGAGAGCGTGCTTGAGCGTGAACTTGACCTGCTGGTCTTCGGGATCCTCCCGATTGTCCTTCAGGACAAAAACCGAATCCTTCCGTGTCGAAGCTGCGATGGGGCGCATGTCTGAATCCTTTGTTTGAATATAAGTGGGCGACGGCACCACACGGGAAAGGAAGAGGTAAAACCGAGCACCGCCGCCGCCCTAGAAGAGGGTTGTCTAAGCGTTGGTGTAAGAAATCACGATCTCACCGTCCGAGCTGTCCGTGCCACCATGGTGACGCGAAGCGAACCGCAGCGTGTAGTCAACGGTAGCGATACCCTCGACTTCTCCGCCGGACTCGCCAGTCAAGACAGCGCCGGGGTGAGTAATGATAAACCTGTCGGTTGCAGCACCGAGCTGAAGGTAGGTACGGACATCAGCGCCGGTTCGCAACGCGGTCGTCCAGTCGAAGTTGGCTTCGGGTGCGATGTTGACGACCAACGATCCATCCGAAGAGCGGGCGGTCTGGTGCGCGCTGTCGTACACACCGCTCGTTTGAGTGGCATCGCGCGGGATACCAAGCGTGTTACCGTGGTTGAATGCGAAAGAGTGCAAGCGCGGCGCGTGCTCCTCTGCAACGGTGTCATAAGAAGTGCCGTCTTGACCGACCCGGAAGGTCACGCCAAGCAAAGCGTTGGGAACGAGCGCGCTGTAGGTCGTACCGGGAATCGCGCCCGCGTTACCTTCGCTACCGGCAGGGTTGGGGATTCCCCGACCCTCAAAGTTCATCATGATCGCTTCACCGATCGCGCCTGACAACGAAACGCTGCCACGCCAACCGATCAGCTCCTTGTAGCGTCCGTCCTCGATCAACGAGACCGTTGCACTAGGAACCTGCGTCATCGTGAAGCCGGGACCGCTATCAATAACCACCGTACCTGAGCCCGTTGCTCCAGTGATAGTTTCACTTGCCTGAAAGTTTCCATCTAGCATCCGCACCGTCAACGTACCCGGTCCGGTATAAGCGGCGTTCATGACTGCTACAGCGTTCGAACTTCCACCAGTCACTACCTCACCTGCCACGAAGTCTGTTCCGGTGACGACAGATCCGGTGAACGTCATCAGCTCGGTGGAGCTGGGCCACCATGCATAACCATCGGCAGCAGATGCACCAGAAGTAGTAGCCGTGGCACCAGAAGTACCACCCGTAAGACCTTCTCCGGTTCCAATCGTGCCGGTCAACGCTTCATACATAAGCGTGGTGGCACCATCAAAAGTCTGGTGAATGACAGTACCTGTAGGCGCACCAGCTCCGTCAGAAGTAACGGTTTCACCATGATAGAAAGGCCCGCCTGAGATAGCGCCAATCGCTACCCGCCTGCTGGTGGCTTGGTAGAACCCACAGGCCCGCAGCAACGGTGCCCAGCCAGGCGCGTTCCCTGCGGCACGACCGGACAGCTCGGTCTGGAACGAGCAGCTACCCGTTACGATGCCCGTCAGGGGCTGCAACGGACTCATGCTCTCGCGGTTGAAGTTTGCCCGTTCGAAGATTTCGGGCTCGAAAGTCATCACAGGGTCGATGACAAGTAGGTCCGCGTTGGCGACCGCTCGGATGCTGGCAACTGCAACACCGGGCTGACTCTCCACAGCGGCAAAAAGTTGGTGGCGTCGTTTCAAAGACATGGTTTACCCCTAGATGGCCGATGTGGCGTTGTCGTAGAGATGTCGGAAGATGATCTCCGCCGTAACTTGGCAGGCGACCAAACCGGCCGTGCCGGTATCTTCCGAATCGAAGATTTCAGTGTTCGTAATCCGGGTGGTGAAAGCGAGTCCGCCTCGTGTCCACCCTCTGTTCGCTTCGTCGCGTAGCGCGCTCGTGATATCCGCAATCACCAACGACAGGTCTCCTTGCCAGTTGCCGCTTGCGGTGTTGATCACACCAACGATCGTCGCTATCATCGTGCATTGGATGATTCCAAGACGGCCTTCGTTTAGCGACGTACTCTGATGAAGGATGATCAACGCCGGAAGGCCACGAACGTCCGCGACGTTCTCATACTGACGGCGAACTTCGATATACGTGTTGTTGTACTCATCGCCCTCCGTGACCGCTTGAAGCGTCGTCACTAGGTTGTCGAGGATCTGTTCCTCTACTGTGGCTCCGGCAACAGGCATCGCAGTATTCCTACATCACAGCGTACGGCGTCCACATCTCTAGTGGAATGATGTTGAAGGGATCTTGGTCCTGCCAGGGCTTCGAGTTCACCGTGTTGACCACCTTGGCGAACATGTCATCAACATCGTCCCACCACAACGGCGGGCCATTCGGCAAACCCGAATCCCACTCTCCTGTCATGATCGGGATATACCAGCTTGATACGATGTAGTTGATCAGTCCATTATCAATCCACTCGTGCTCCGAGTTGAGAAAAGCCTCCTCCCGACCTGTTTTGTAGATACTCAGCTCGCCTTGATGATTGAGCTGTGCCCATTGCCTCATCTCATTGAACTGGGTTGTAAGACTGGCCGCTTTATACACAAGCGCGAGGTAGATCCATTCCCACCTTTTGAACATCGCGCCAGTTGACCATCCGGGTGATTCGTGCGGCGCTGGCCCGTTCTCGTCTTGGAACCACACGCCAGAAGTCTCAGTAGTTCCATCGGTGCCATACCAGTCCGTATTTGGCACACCGCCATGAAAAGCTGGATGACGCCAACCCCCCGCCTGCCACTGCCCTCCAAGGCCGTATGGGTTGGGAGCTGGCTGCGAACCGGTATTTGTACGCCCACTCCAACCTTCTGCATCAGCGAGCG